ATTACCCGGAGAAGAAGATTATTCAGGCTACCCATACTGCTGAGTTGGCGGTTGATTTTGGGCGTAAGGTTAGAAACTTAATTAAGGATGAAGGTTTTAGTGAAGTGTTCCCCGGAGTCGGGTTGCGGGCTGACTCGACTGCTTCTGGCCGGTGGAACACTACATCGAATGGCGCCTATTTTGCCGTGGGTGTTGGTGGCGCTATCGCTGGTAAGGGTGCTGATCTATTTATCATTGACGACCCACACAGCGAGCAGGAGGCTATTCAAGCTGCTCATGACCCGAAGGTGTTTGAGAAGGTGTATGAGTGGTATTCCTCTGGCCCTAGGCAGCGGCTACAGCCTAATGCGGCCATTGTAGTGGTGATGACCCGCTGGGGTGTGGGTGATCTTACAGGGCGCCTTGTGCAAGCCTCTATTGACCGTGGGGATGGGGACCAGTGGGAGGTGATTGAGTTACCTGCTATTCTCCCATCCGGTGAACCTATGTGGCCTGCGTTCTGGTCAAAGCCTGCCCTAGAGGCTTTGAAGGCTGAATTGCCCGCCTCCAAATGGAACGCGCAGTATCAACAGCAGCCCACCTCAGAAGAAGGGGCTATCATCAAACGAGAATGGTGGCGCCGTTGGGATAAGAAGCGGTTGCCCCAATGTGAATACATTATCATTGCAGCGGATACCGCCTTCACCAAGAACAACCGGAGCGACTATTCGGCCTTCACCGTTTGGGGGGTGTTTGAAGATGAGAACGAGGGGTCCAGTATTATTATGCTGGATGCCTGGAAGGACCGCCTAGAGTTCCCCGATTTGAAGGCTAAGGCTATTGAGATGTATAAGGAATGGGAACCTGATACCTTCCTGATTGAAGCCAAGGCGTCCGGGTTGCCTTTGATCCATGAATTAAGGCAGGCCGGGGTGATGGTATCTGAGTTCACCCCCACCCGAGCATCAGGTGATAAAGTGATGCGCGCCAACTCTATCTCTGACATATTTGCATCAGGGGTTGTTTGGGCGCCGACTGGTAATTGGGCTAATGAAGTGATTGAGGAGTGCGCGGCCTTTCCTGTGGGGGCGCATGACGACTATGTTGATACTGTCATTATGGCACTTATGCGGTATAGGCAGGGTGGTTTATTAAGGCTTCCAAGTGATGAGGAAGATGAGTATAGTCCTCCTGTTAGGGCCGAATACTATTAAATGGCTTGACAGGGGTGTTTTATTTAGACCATACCCCGAATATGGAGAGTTTTAATGAGTGTTGATAAGCCTCTGGAACCCTTGATGTATGAAGGCGCCGCTGAAGTCACTATTGATGTTGTGAATCCAGACGCTGTAACCATTGAAACAGAGGATGGTGGCGCCATTGTTATCCTTGGGCCTCGTTTGTCTGATGAGGTAGCCCCTGACTTTGGGGCTAATCTAGCCGATCACGTTGATGATAGTGTGCTTGGCGCTATTTCTCAGGAACTTGTCACCCATTTTGAGAATGATTTGCGGTCTAGGGCTGATTGGGAAAAGACATATAAGAGTGGTTTGGACCTTCTTGGTCTGAAAATTGAAGATCGCTCTACCCCTTGGGCTGGGGCTTGTGGGGTGTTCCACCCTATTCTGTCTGAAGCGGCGGTTAGGTTCCAGTCTCAGTCTATTATGGAGACTTTCCCTGCCGGTGGTCCCGTCCGAACCAAGATTGCTGGTAAGGTGACGCCTGAGAAAGAGAAGCAGGCTCTCCGAGTTAAGGAAGATTTGAACTATTTTCTAACCGGCAAGATGAGTGAGTACCGTTCCGAGCATGAACGGCTGTTGTTTAACCTTCCTCTTGCCGGGGCGGCGTTTAAGAAGGTGTATTATGACCCTTCTTTGGGGCGCCCGGTTGCTATGTTTGTTCCTGCTGAGGATTTGGTGGCGCCATACGGGGCATCTGACTTGGTTTCCTGCCCCCGTTATACCCACATTATGTATAAATACCCCAATGAATTGAAGAAGTTGCAGGTTTCCGGGTTCTATCGGGACGTTGATTTGCCGGAACCCGTGATGCAGATTAGCCAGATTAAGCAGAGCAAGAATGAATTGACGGGCGAGACTGAGGCTAATGCTGATGATCGCCACCAACTTATTGAAATGCACATTGAATTGGACATTGAAGGGTTTGAGGACTTAGATAAGGATGGCGAACCTACGGGTATTGCCCTGCCCTACGTTGTTACTATTGATCGCCAGAGTGGTTTGGTGCTGTCTATCTATCGGAACTGGCGCCAGGATGATCCGCTGAAACTAAAGCGGATGCACTTCGTTCAATATGGGTATGTGCCTGGGTTTGGTTTCTATGCCTTTGGTTTGATTCATTTGATTGGTGGTATTGCTAAGTCTGCCACATCTATTCTTCGGCAGCTTGTGGATGCCGGGACGCTGGCTAACCTTCCGGCTGGTTTGAAGGCCCGTGGATTGCGGATTAAGGGCGATAGCACTCCCTTGATGCCGGGTGAGTTTAGGGACGTTGATGTTCCTTCTGGCGCCATTAAGGACGCTATCACCTTCCTTCCGTACAAGGAGCCCTCTCAGGTACTTGCTGCCCTCTTGGGGACGATGGTTGAGGAGGGGCGCCGGTTTGCTTCTATTGCTGACTTGCAGATTGGGGATGCTAACCAACAAGCCCCTGTAGGTACTACCCTCGCTCTTATGGAGCGGGCGATGAAGGTTATGTCTGCCGTCCAAGCGCGGCTACATGCTTCGCTGGCGCAGGAGTTGGATATTCTTGTAGAGATTATTAAGACTTACGCGCCCGATGAATATGAGTATGAGACTGACCCGGGTTCCACCCGCAGTAAAGATTATGATGATCGGGTAGATGTAATTCCAGTTACCGATCCCAATGCGGCTTCTCTGTCGCAGCGGGTGGTTCAATATCAGGCAGCCCTACAGTTGGCGGCACAAGCCCCTAACATGTATGACTTGCCTGAACTGCATCGGCAGATGCTTGCTGTTCTTGGTATCAACGATATTGATAAGATTATCCCTTCGACCAAAGACAAACGGCCTGCCGACCCAATCTCCGAGAATATGGACATTCTGAACGGTAAGCCCGTCAAGGCGTTCATCTATCAGGATCACGAAGCCCATATCCAAGCCCATACCGCTGCTATGCAGAATCCTAAGATTATGGCGCTGGTTGGTCAGAATCCGATGGCCGGTTCTATCCAGGCGGCTATGATGGCTCATATCAATGAGCATATTGCCTTTCAGTATCGCCGTGAGATTGAAGAACAGCTTGGCGTCCAACTGCCGGAACCTAACGCAGAATTGCCGGAAGATGTAGAAGTCATGCTGTCTAAGCTGGTTGCAGAGGCTTCTAATCGCCTTCTGGCCAAGGATCAGGCTGAGGCGCAACAGCAACAGATTCAACAACAGATGCAAGACCCGGTGGTTCAAGCCCAGATGCAGGACGCACAGAATAAGGCCGCTGAGGTCCAGCGTAAGGTCACTAAGGACCAAACGGACGCCATGTTAAAGGCGCAACAGCAAGATATTGAACGGGAGCGGATTGCTTCTCAGGAGCGTATCGCAGGGGTTAATGCTGGTATCAAGGCATCTAACGAGCGAGATAAGATTATCTTAGCTGCCGATAAGAATAAAGCAGATGCAAGGCTGGCCGGGTTTAAGGCTGGTCAGGAAATAATGAGGGGCTTTAATGGATCAGTTTGAGGACGGTATTCTACAGGCTGTGCGGAATAAGATTCGCAAGCAAATGGATGATATTGCTGATTCTATTGCATGTGGAGATTGTTCTTCATTTGACGAATATAAGCGTATGACCGGGATTATCGAGGGTCTGGCGCTTGCGGAGCGGGAACTCCTTGATTTGGTTGAGAAATATCAGGAGTCCTAACTATTCATCCCATAGGGGGATGCAGGGTACTTACCAGCCCTTAATTGGTATGCGATGGGTGTAGTAATGGAATTGGACTATAAGAAGATTGACCTGAATAGTTTGAAGTTGGATTCAGGTGTTGAAGGTAAGCCGAATGTATTGCCCGACCCAAAGGGCTACAAGATGCTTATTATTTTGCCAGAGTTTGAGGAAAAGACTTCTGGCGGTATTCTCCTTCCAGGGCAGGCGCTAGAGCGTGAACAGACCGCTTCGGTGGTTGGGTTTGTGTTGAAGATGGGAGACCTTTGCTACAAGGACGAGAATAAATTTCCCACGGGCGCTTGGTGCAAAGAAGGGGATTGGGTTCTGTTCCGAGCCTATTCCGGTTCCCGCATTAAGATTCATGGCCGGGAGTTTCGTCTAGTGAATGACGATACTGTTGAGGCCGTTGTTGATGATCCGAGGGGGATTACCCGCGCATGAGTGACATTGAAGATAAGGACGCCGAGGCGCCTGAGTTTGAGATTATTGTAGAGGACGATACCCCGGATACCGATAAGGGGCGGGCTGTCGCGCCAGAACAAACCGAATCCGACGATGATATTAAAGTCGGGGATGATGAGGTTGTTCAATACAAGAAGGACGTTCAGAAGCGCATTAAGGACTTGTCCTTTAAGGCCCATTCCGAGCGTCGAGCCAAAGAAGCCGCTGCCCGTGAACGGGACGAGGCGCTTCGGTTTGCCCAATCTCTGATTGAAAAAACCAAACAGCTTGAGCAAGCTAAGATTGCTCAGGAAATTGCCCTTGTGGAGCAGGCAAAGGGGCGGTCTGAATCTCAAATTAGCCTCCTGAAGCGGGCGGCTAAGGAAGCATTTGAGGCCGGTGACACTGATAAGTTCTTGGAATTTCAGGATCAACTTCAAAGGGCTGTGGTGGAGAATGAGCGATATAACGCTTATAGGGCGCCGGAACCCCAGCCGCAGGTTCATCAACTGCCTCCCCCGCCGCCTAAACCGGACGTTAAGGCTGAGAAGTGGTATGAATCTAATAGTAATTGGTTCCAGGCCCAAGGTGATCTGGAAGAAGAAATGACTGCCTATGCTTTCGGGGTAAGTGACATTTTAAGAAATAAAAATGTTGACCCTCGATCTGATGAGTATTATCAAAAGGTTGACGAGGCAGTTCGTCGTAGATTTCCCGAATACTTCGGGAAACAGTCTGAGCCGGTAAGTGATGCGACGGCTAAGGCTCCATCGGTAGTGGCCCCCGCTAGTCGGGCGGTTAAGAATACTACCCGCCAAGTGCGTCTAACGGAAAGTCAGATGAGACTTATCCGCAAGCTTCAAATCACACCCCAACAGTATGTTGAGCAATATATGAAGGACAACCCAAATGGCTGATCGCATTCCCCGTTCCATGGACCTCCGTGAAAATAAGGAGCGCGTGAAGGCTTGGGCGCCTCCTTCGATTCTCCCTGATCCTGAACCGCAGGATGGTTATACTTTTCGATGGGTCCGTATCGGCATGGCCGGTAAAGCGGATAACCCAAACGCTTCGGCTCAATTCCGGCAGGGCTATGAACCTGTCCGTGCAGAAGATCACCCGGAGTTGCATGTAATGTCTGATAAGGGTTCTACAGAAGGTAGTGTCGTCATTGGCGACCTTATGCTTTGTAAGGCTCCCACGGAAATTATCAATCAACGTGCGGCACATTTTGAACGTGTTACTCGATCCCAGATTGAGGGCGTTGATAATAGTATGTTTAGGGAGAATGATCCTCGTGCGCCTGCTGGAACAGGGTTTTTGAAACCCGAGCGGTCCACTCGCGTTATGAGGAACCGCTGATATGGGGATGGCTCCATATCATATCTCAATCTGTTTCTGAAAGGAGGAAGTAGATGGCTACTACATCTGCTCCGTATGGGCTTCGCCCCATTAACCTTTTGGGTGGGCAGGGCTTCG